TCTTAATCAGCAGCAACCTGAACAACTGAAAGTGTGCCATTAGCAACTCTTGACCAAGCAATCCAATTAGTGGCAGAAACGCACAATAATTGAACCATTGTTCCAGCAGCACCAGCGATAGCCGATTCAGCATTAGCACCAACACCACCATTGATACCAACAGTAGCTGGAGCAGATGTTCTGATTTCATAACCAGTCGTATTGGTTGAAACTAAAGTAATCAATGTTCCTACAACAGGAGCAGGCAATGTTACCCAATGGTCAGCGTTAGCTGAAGTCACAGTGGCAATCTGAGTTCCTGGGGTAATAGCACCAGTTCCAGTTCCATCAGCAGTCGGGACATAAGACTTAACAATACTGTTCTCAATGGCACCCCAAACAGGAGCAGCAGTCGTTCCAGAGTTACGATAAAGAACACCAGTTGTAGAGTCTGTCATTAAGCAACCAGGAGCAAACTTAGAAGCAGTTGTTAAGAAACTACCAGCAGATTGACACTGAGTGATTAATCCTTCCGAGTTAGTATCTTGGATTAAGATACCAACTAAATCTTTATCTGTTTTCATAGGTTTATATTTATGGTTATCAGGGGAGGTTTCCCTCCCCTATTAAACCTATTACTTAAGCGTTAATCTTGACATCCAAGAACTTCTTAGCACCATCGGCAAAGGTCTTGATACCAGCTAGGTAGCTAGAGAAGACATTAGTGCCACGGCGGTCAGCAGTAGGACGCATATCAACTGGCTTCATATCCTGAACAACAACATCAATAGCACCTTTCTTACCAAAGTAAGAGTGAATGAAGTTATAAGTCCAGACATTGTTAGCGTGAGTCAATCCCTTGGCTAAAGTCAAGCGACCAGAACCGACAGCGGTGATTTTAACCTTGGTATTGGCAATATCATTGACAGCAGTAATTTTCAGGTCTTCAATGGTTTTTAAATCATCACCAGATAAGGCAGTAAAGGTATCAGTGGTAGTTCCAGGAGCATTTAAGGCAGCAGCCAAATTAACACGAGTGGCAGCAGCATTAGAACCAAGTTTAACTTCACCAGCAACAGCAGAGCCAGAGCTTAAAGAAGTAACGAAGGTAAACACAACACCATTAATAGTGATAGTATCATTAGCTGTGACATCTTGTGACAGATTCAACCAAGCTTCACCAGTCAGGTTCTCAGAAACAATCAAAGAAGCATTGCGAACTTCACCGGCATAGCCGTTCTTGAAAACATAACCAGCCAAGTCAATGGATTTACCCATCAAGTATTGTTCAATATCAGAAGCACCATAGGAGTCAATGACCCAGCATAGGTTAGTTAAAGTCTGATTCTTGCTGCGTAGTTTGGCAGGCATACGAACAACAGCCTTTGGAACATTGGTAGAATCCAAAGTGAAAGGAACACCAGTAGAAACACCAGTTGTCAAATCACCAGTATCAAAGGCAAACTTAGCATTTTTGGTTTCAGCCAAAATGCGGGCATCCAAATCAGTGGCAACCTTGATAGCAATCTGACCACCGATAACTTCACCAGGGTTTAACGGACCAGCCTGAGTGACTTCACCATCGGAAATGTGGAACACAGCTTCTTTCTCCAAATTGATAGTCAGCAATTCGCTGGTATCAGAGATAGAATCAATAGTAGAAGCATTGCCACGGACAGTGGAACGAACACGAACACCAGAGATGTCATAAGCGACTCTCTCAACGCTTTCGCCATATTTTAATGTTGGCTCAAAGCGTAAATTAGCGATTGACTTACCAACCAAGACCTTGTTAAAGACCTCTTGATAGCTGTTGTCAAAAGCTTCCTTGTAAATAATTAAGCTCATCTTTTTAACTTATCCGTCTTATAAATTGATTCGGGAGATTAATTTCTCGTTGTATTGTTTTTTCAATTCGGGGTCGGCCATTATTTGACTGAAATAACTTGGGTCTTTTACCCTTGACCAGTCGATTCCGACATCCTTTCCCCCACGAGGAGTAGATGTTTCCATCGTTTTCTTACCAGTGACGGTTTTACTGTAAGTCTCCTCTATTAGTTGCTGAAAGGTCTTATTTTTATTCTCTGGGAGTCTAGCTAATGACTTTAAGACATCTTTATTGACTACGCCTTCATATTCAGGCATAACCTCAAGAGCTTTGTTGATATTCTCGGTTAGAGCTTTATCAACTCGTTCTTTAGCTTCTTTCTCCAAGACAGGCTTAATTGCCTCTTCAGCATCACCTTTGGCCTGTGCGTATATGACTGACGATAATTCCGATAAGAAATTAAGGTCAACATCATATTTATCAGCGATAGACTGCAAATCAGATTTAATCTCTGACTTAGTCATATCCTGTGCCTGAGATTTGAGGTATTTAATCTCTCGTTCTAGGTCTTTCTTTTCTTTTTTGATTTCCAAGAAAGTCTTTAACGGGACTTTTTCCTCAGCTCTCTTTGGTTCAATGATGTCTTCAACTGTTGGAGTAGCTGGCTCTTCAGTTTCAGGCTCATCAACCTCAGTATCTTTCAACTCCTCCTCAGGAGCAATGGTTTTTTCTTCCATATAACTTTTTATTAAGCTTGAAGTCCAAGCTGGCCGTATAACTTTGGCCTTAGTAAAACGGATAATCTCCGCTTACTGCCCACCAAGTTGATGAGCAGAATAGCGATTATCATCTATTCTCTTGTTCAAGTTCTTCTTTGGCGTTTTTAAACTTTTCTTCGGCTGTTTCTAACTCGTCTATTAGTTCCATTAGGGCATCTATCTTAGATATGATAGAAATTAGCTCTATTTGGCTCGCTGTTGGATATTTAATCGTTAGCTGATAAGTTAGTGCTTCAATGTTTTTTCGTGCGTTAGCGACCAATTCTTGCCCTCCTCGGCTCTCATTGAGTGTCTTTATTTTATACAGACTATCAACTACTTCTTTCTGCATATTATTAAAACTTAATTCCTGTCTGTTTCTCAATCTCTTTCATTTCGTTCTTGGTATTCTTAATGGCTTTCTTTAGTCCTTTAATCTGTTGACCAATTAACTTGGAGGCTACAAAGTTTTCGTGATATAACCAGATGGCATTTCGTCTCTCTTCTGACTCTTCTAGGACAAATGGGTGGTTTCTGGCAACATTCTCGTATTTAGCGACATATACTCTGTCTTGAGCTTCCATTTCCTTTAATCGTTTCTCAGCACCAGCTAAATGAGCTGTGTAGTCCTCCTTATTATACCTTTCTTCAAAGTCTGTCTTTAGGATTTCTCCCTTAGAGTTTAGTTTATATTTGGCCATAGTCTTGTGCAGGCTGTGGGGCAGCCGTATTATTAGGTTTAATTAATTGATTATTAAGATTTAATAACTCCTGTGTCTGTTCATTAACGAATTGTCTGGCTTCGTTTCTAAAGATAATATCTTCTAAGGAATCAATATAGGCACTGATGGCAAAGAATTGTTTATTGCTGATGTCTTCTTTGTGGTCTCGGACATAATCTACCATTCTCTGCTTATAAGCGTTATTGGCGATTTCGTTTGGCTCAATCACTTCTCCAGCCAGTAATAGCTCTAGGTCTCTGTCAGCTTCAGACATTGACTTCTCGCTTCCATAAGAATTGACATCAAGTAATTGTCTGATTTCTTCTTCACTGAATCCAGATATTGAAGCGGTCATCTTTAGGGCAACTTTTTTATTTACATCTGGATTATTCATATTAGCCATTAAAAAGTTCATCTTGTCAACACGATTCTGTTTTGAGGCTAGCATTTCGGCATTGGCCGCTTCTACACTTACTCCATATTCATCGCCTTTGCGATAAATATCTCTCCTGTTAATACTTTTTACTTCCACTCCGCTTGGTCCAAGTATCTCAACGGCCACCTTCTTGATTAAATGGTCTTTAACTCCATTCTCGTATAATTTAGCAAATCTCTTATAGCCAAAGGAGTATGACTTATTTAATAGTCCAAACCTATCAGCTATAGCAGCTTCGTTGCCTTGATAGATACCAACCTTGCCTTTCTCATCTGAAGTTCCTTTAGCTTGGGCTGTAACGCCTGATGCTTTCTCTTGGATGCCCTCTAGTATTTCAAAAACCTGAATAGGGGTATTAATGCTAGGAGTTTCTAATACTTTATAGGCTTGATTAATATCTACTCCACCTTGAACTGGGATAATTCCCTCCTTACGATACTTTAGTTTAGTCTGGTCGGTGATTGCCTTGACATTAACAGCTCTCATTGGCTTATTGATGGCTTCGGCATTGTCTAACATCTGTCCGATACTTACATCTTGAGCAACAAACAGGTCTCTGGCGTAATCACAATAACTTGGTGTCCAGAACTCAGTTAGGTCTGGGAAAGCGGCCCAAGTCCAGAAAGGCCACATATCATTAGAGAACATATCAGACAACTTTTCACAGCGAATCCAGCCACCTGAATTATCCATTAAGATATAATACCTCTCACCTTCGTATGTTGTGAACCACTCCCAGAACTTAAACTTGTTGGCATTCTTAATATCTTTTGTCCCAATAGTCTGTTGGTCGTATGACCGACTTCTCTTGTTTGTTTCTTCCTGATTTATATCTTCGCTTCCACTTGATTCTAACAATCTATTAACTGCATCTCTGTTATAAATCTTATTCTTTACTCCATCTTTTAGGTCTTTAATTCCCTTGATTACACCCCAGCGACCAAGATTGTTGGCGTTCTCTAAATCAATACCACCGCAAGACGGGTCAATTAAGAAGTCATAGACATCAACATTCTCTAGGCAACTTTCATATCCGTTAATTGAAGAAGCGTGATAAGCATAAATGGCTCTTCCATAGATAATACCCTGCTTCTTTCCGACAATGTCTTTTAAGTCCCAGCAACCTCTCTCTGCGTCAAATCTACGCAAAGAGTTTAATAGCTCAACACGGCTTAATTGTGATGGCTTTCTCTTGGTATAAGTAAAAATAAGTTGATTATCAATCTTAGACAGTAAGGTGTGAACGAACTCTTGCATTCTACCTAAAGCTATATTAGCTCTTGATTCTTCGCTATTAGGCTTGACTGCATAATATAGCTTCTCGTTCTCTTGCCATCCAGAAATCTTACCCTGCTTGTAGATTCTAGCTGAAGCTATTTCGTCTAAAGATTGTGCTGAGATTTTATCTGCCAGCGTTTTATTTACCATATGTTATATTCCTATTGACTTATGGACTACCTTTGCTTCAAGAGCTGAATAGTCTATATCTTGTTTAATATCTGCGTGATTTCTCATCTGCCAAGCTATTGCTGTGGCGATTAAAAGGTCAAAGTGCCTAGTTGTTAATCGTGGGTCTATTTCTTTGTCCATTACATCGTTTCTGGTATAACTTTTGCACTCTCTTATTATACCACAATCTGACAGTTCTAGCAAGCCATCATTTACCGCTTTGACTAAATCAAAAATCATTTTTGGTTTAGTTGCTGGATTGGTGTGCCAGCCATATTCTATTGATGTTGCGTCATTAACTCTTGTATCCTTGCTCTCTGTTTTATATAAATTAACATCTAGCTGTTTGGCTCTTGCGATTGTTGTGTGTCCGTGATTGTTCTTTTCGATTCCGCATATTGGCTCACCAAAATATTCACTCTCTCTCTTTATCTCATCTCCGAACACATCTGGCTTAGTATTATTATTAGCCCACACACCAACGACACGAGCTGGAACTGTATCAAAGTCTATGAATACTGATGTTGAACTATCTAACCCTACACCACCCGATACATCGTGTCCGCTTCCGTATCTATGACTTGGGTTGTAATCATAGAAAATCTTAAATCCCGCTATCTCTTTGATTGGTTCTCTCTCTTTCATCTTGTCTAGGGCTTCTCGGTCAAACAGAATGTCTTTTGAAGCGCTTGGTTGGCATAATCTCTCTCCCTCAAAGTCGTCATCGTCTTGCTTCATCTGCTCTATGTCTTCTTTGGTGTATCTATCTGGCCAAGCCAACTCTCCGTCTTTGATGATTGGGATTATATCTACTATGTTATGCTCGCTGGCCTTTCCCACTAATGTATGGACATTGCCCATTTCTGAAATGTAATTACAGGTATAGATACACGAGCCATTTATTGATAGACCAGTTCTTGCTTCTTCCATATTATCCCAGATAGCTTTGGTTATGACGGCACTTCTTAATGTTTTACGGCTTTCAATATCCTCAAACCAGATTAAGTCAGGTCTAGCATTTTCTTGAATTGAGCCCCGTTGTTCA